CTGGTGTTGCAGTTGGTGGTTGTGTTGGTGCTGGTGTTGGAGTCGGTGAAATACAATCTCCTGTTATGTTAAAAGCAACAGTTCCTTGGAAAACGTAATCAATTATTATCCAACAATCAAGACCAGGAGGTAGTGCTGCTTTACCAACCACAACCTGTGATGCTACTATACTAACAATATCACCAATTTCAAATGCCGCGTTGTAACCCGCAATCACTTCTTGATTTGTGGTGTAATGTCTTAATAAGTAACCAATAAATTCTGTACAATCCTCATCATAAATTGGTCGGTTTATCTCTTCAATTGAAGGAATAACAGCACAATCTAATTGATCTTGGAAGTATTGTTGAGCACTTAATGATAAATCCTCAAAGGTTTGTTGTGGGTACTGTATTAAAATACAATCGTCATCATCCCCATTATATAAAATAACTTGTGGATATGCCGCTTCAGACACTTGTGTCATTGTTAAGTGATAAAATAATTCACGTTCACAATATTCCAAATCTAAACTCGTAACTTCAATAGGGAAACCAAATTCATTTATAAGATAATCACCTTTTATAAAGTAATCCTTATCATATGTACAACATGGGTCAACATGTTGTTCTAAAGGTCTAACAAATAAATCTTCAGGATATTTTTCTGTGAATTCCCATTGACCACTTACTTTAGTCAATACCCTTACCTTTGTATTTGGTAGGATTCTAAAACGATCGTTAATGACGTTCATTTTAATGGTCCCCAAACAATCTATATTATCCACAGTAACATCAACATAGTTCTGACCAAATGAGAACCCATTTAAAATAGAGTCTCTAAAATCTTCAGAACCAAACGGACATGACAAATATGCTCCCGATAATAATCTATCGTTATCATTCACATCTTGAGCCTTGATTCGTACTATGTTATTACCATTAATTAATGCCTGTATATCCTGCCATGTTGTGGTTGACGATATAACCACCGCATTGTCTACAATTTTTAAAACTGTACTATCTTGTTTTATTCCATAATCAAATGTTGGTCGATACTGTACCTTAGGGTGTATTGTATATCCAAGATAATTATCACAATATGTTATACCACTTTGAGTTTCTATTGCCACTTCACCATTCTCAGGATATTCACCAGGTAAAAAAGATTCTACCGAATACTCGACATAATGACTTTTTGGTTCGGTAACTGTATCGTTAGTTGGATCCCATTCTAATTTTTGTTGTAACCCTTCGATTCTTACTTTTTGATCACAGTTAGCAGCGTCGGTTATTGATATATCAATAATGTCATATTCTCTTACGTTTCTCACTATAAATGTACATCCCGAAACATAATCAACCGTGTAGTTTGGTGTTACACTATGATGTTGGTGTGTTAACCCTGAAATACCTTCATTGTAATTACCAATGCAATTAATGAATATATTAACCGGCCAATCAGTATTGTATGGTGGACATGTATCACACACATCACCATTATCAACAGTATCCTCATTTCCAAATGTAATACCTGAAACCTCAAAGTAAACATCTGACATTAATTCACAATTGTCAGGATCTTCAGGTAATGTATACATTGTACCATCACCATATACCTTAACTTTAGGGTCACATTTTGTTGTTCCTGTTAGGTAAACAGAATCAAAATAGAAATCAAACGTACTCGGATCTAAACAATCAAAATCAACAGGTGTATATGTCACATAAGGTGATCCCGTTGCACTATATAATTGTAAATTATAAACGTAGGGTACAATTGCAATTTTTTGAATACCATCTGTATCTGTAAAGATTCTATAATCTAACAGAGGTGCGTATTCATAATCATATGTTTCAGTCACTTTCGCAACACCACTAACATCATCAGTTGTATCACTTAGTTCGTTTGTGAATGACGTAGATATTGATGTATTACCACTTACTTTAAATTCTTCCCACCCAGCATGGTTGTTAATTAACCCACCATGACCAGTGTATTTTGTTTTCTTATAATATGTCTTATTGATTTGATTATCAATAATATCTTTTATTTCGTCAATCCAAAGACATTCTAAAATCTCTAATTGTGGTTCTAAATAACATTTAAAATCACATAATAGTGGTAGGTGTATCGTTTTATCAAATTGAGTACCTCCACTTGTCACCGATTCTTGTGTTAATGTTGTTATCCCTGAAAATTCAAGAAACTCAACAGTTTGAGCACAATTATCATTATCAAAGTATACATTTTCAATGTCAGTACATTCAGATGTTATTGTATATGGATCGAATAACCCTGCATGATTATGATTAACAAGTATTTCGTCACATGTTGAACCAGTTACTGTTTGTGTCTCACCACTAATGACAATATCAGTATCACCAGTAAATGTCAACCCATTAAAGTCAATATGAAGTGTGTAAGTCACACCACTTACAACAGTAAGTCCCCTGAAATTATCATGGTCACCTAAAATTGTTTCTAAATCTTCTTCAATTACATCCTCAAACTTAGGGAAAAGGTTTTGTGTAAACTCATTTGGTAAACATGGTTTCTCATATTCAAACTTAGATCTTCCAATTCTACCGTTTTCAATGATATTACCACCAGTCCATAGTGTTGTCGCAGGAACAAATTGTTCAATCACTTGTGTCCAATAAGGACTCATTCGGTTTATAAATTCACTAACAGTTGGTAAACTATATGGATTGGATACCTTTGATAGGTAACCCTCATATATGTCTTCTAACTGTATATAATTCTTTTTATATCGAATTATGTGTGTGTTACGTATTTGTTCGTTTAAAACGTGTTCAGTGTACTCAGCAAACGTGAAACCTGTCTGTGGTTCTAACGTTGCACGACCAAACGACACTTTTAATTCTCTACTTTGTCTGTATATGTCATTATCAACACCTTGTGACGATGAAAGATAGATTTGAATATTTTTTCTGTTAAGGATTCTTGAATCTTCATCTTCTAAAACTTCTGTCTTATCATTGTCAACCGTGTTATGTAATTCATAACCGTAATCTAACCCCGAAAACTGTCTATATAGGTCAAAATAGTCCTCACCATAGGTGAAATCTTTGTTTTTAGTCTTTATGACTTTAGGGTTCAAAGTCAAGTTTGAATTCTCACTATCTAACTCAGTTGATGATCTGTGGTCTAATGTTATATCATACCATCCAGCACCTTTTTGGAAGAATGTGTCTTGTTTTTCACTTTCTATACCCTTTATATCCCCGTATTGTGATTTACCCGACACAAGACTTACAGGGTATTCTCCCTCACTATAAAGTGTGGAACCTGTGGTAGTTACACTATTGTAACTAAAACCTGTTGTTGATAATGAACCCACTTTAAAGGTTTTATCACCTTGAATAAGGTCATAAACATCACTATCAATGTCACTCGTTGTCTTTTTTACTTGATCGTAACGGTAAACATATTCGTTAATATTAATCAATGGTTCAGGTGCACCAATAAATCTTAAAAAGAATTCAATTGCTTTCCTTGTACCTTTTGATTTGTAAATGTGTGAAAGGTTGATGACAAGTCTTCTGTAAAACTCAGTTTCTGCTTCCACCATATTCATTCCAACACCAACACCATCGTACTGACTGTCAACTCTTGTGTAAAGTGAATCCTGTAGATTCTTTTCGTCAAATAGATTTAAAGTGTCTAAACCAAGTGTGTTAGATAAGTTTTTTAAAAGTACGTCAGGTAGGTTATTAATACGATCATAACTCACATTTCTCATGTAAGCGATATTATCAATAAACTTCTTAACCTGATCAAAACTATGACCAAGTAATTGAGTTGCTGAGTCAAATCTTCTGTCCTCAGTATCAAATTCATATAATGATGCAGTCGTTAAAAATCTTGAAACTACATTCGATTTATAATTATCGATACGTTCACCGAGTGTACTTAACTCTTCAACATAACTTATGTATGCACTCCCCGATATTTTTAAATTCCATTTATCCCTATATAGTGGCCATGAAACCTCATTAGTCTTTAATTCTGTTTTTGAACCATCTAAACTATCTTCAGGTGCTCTGAACTTTGCTGTGTATTTTATTTTAGATTCACGATTTAATAAAACCGATTCTAAGTCATCTAACCCTTCAAAAAATTCTTCAACAACACTATTGTTCGGTCTTATTAAAAAACTATCGTCATATGTTGATGCCCCACCAAATGGAGACCCTTTTACCGTTAGACTTACTAACCCACTTAAATTAACCTCAGTATAACTTATAACCTGATATGAAATCGAATTTACTTCTAATTCATATCTCTTAAAAGAATCGTAAAAATTCTTAATAGTGTTCGTCGTCTCAGGTAATGTATTACTCTTTGGTTTTTCAAGAATAACATCTAACGGATTGAATATTTTACTATTTTCAATCTGAAATGAAGTTACATTGGTTTTCTTATTATATGTAGAATTTAATGCGGTAAATAACGTAGATGCCGTTGGAGTTTCTTTATCAATATAAATTCCAGCTGGAAACTTACCAATGATTCTTGATACAGATACCTGTAATCTTTGTTTTAGTGAACCAAATAAAGATTTACCACCATCTTCATTAGATTTTCTAAAGGTTACCTTATCCTTTCTTCTTTTAGTTGTAATTGTGGAAACACCACTTTCAATTGGTTCCTCTTCTTTAATGTCCTCAAATGTGAGGTATTCAGAAAATGGTTTAGATTGGAATGATTTTTTATCCCTTTGGGGAATACTTTTATCCAATGCAAAGTTCGCAGAGGTCAGCTGACTTGTACCATCGGTAATTTGATTACCGACCAAGTTGTCATTAAAGGTTTCCCTCCCACTCGCCGCTTGACTTGGAACTTTTCTTTTCGCCATTATTCTTGGATATCATCAAAATTTTTAGTGTCATCAATTTCATCTCTCTCTTCTCTGATTTCATATAACGTTTCGTTAAACTCATCTTTAACTTCAAATAAGTTAAACTGTTTGTAGATGTTATCGGATTTATCATAGATGGTGTATATACCATCAGAAACTGATTTAGACTGATTACCGTAAAGTGCGTATGCTAACGTAGTGTCATCATGTTCAACCATATCAACCTCAATTGTTGTTGGGTTGAAGAATGTATTTGTGAAAATAATATTCTGTGATGGTTCACCAATAAACGGAACAGTATTCGGTCTGTTTGTCGGTGCTGAAGATGGTGTCACTGTTAGATACAAAAGATTAGTAATCGAGTCGGTATATTGATATCTAATAGCCTTCTGTGATGTACTTGTTAAATTTGATACTATTGGTGTACAATAGAATGAAGATGTAACTACCCTATAAAAATTAGGTATTTTTGATCCATCATCGTTTAAATATTCTATTCTATACCCAGTTAATCCTTGAGGTGTGAATTTATTTCTGTCCCCTGATGGAACATTACTTAGATCTACAATAATCCCTCTCACTGATGGTAAGGACGCTAAGATCCCACAGTCAGTGATACTTGTTCTAATTTGTTTGGGTCTAATATGTAACGTGTACACACCTAACTCATCGAAATCAGACGAACTTAATTTAAGATTGTATAAACCACCTAATATCTCAGTATCAGGTGCATTAGGACTATCCGTAGTATCTGAATTATGATATACAGGTGTTAGGACATCCTCCGAATTTAATTTTTTAAATTGCACTGGAGCCGTAGAGGTCCTACCCGATACATAGTGGAAGAAAATTTCCACATCGGATGGTGATACATCTGCCGGTCTAATTGTGCCATAACTACCTACTGCCATATTCTTTTAATTAATAAATATAATTCTATTGTTTTTTTACATTAAAAAACCCATTTCCGTAAACAGATAATTCTCCAACGTTGTCTAATTCACCCAACCTTAGATTCATTTCCAACACTCCTTGCTTTCCACGCTCAACAAACACGTCTGAATAAATAGACGGTTCATCAATAAATCCGATGAAATGTTCGTTTCTGGTTAACATTTTATTGAACACTTCTTCTTGTTCAAATGATGTCGTTGTACCTGTTATTGTCGTATGACCATCGTCGTAATCTCTATATGTAAGGTTATCAATAGTGTAACCTGAATATGTTAAACCAGCACTGTCAGTACCCGTTGCCACACCGTTATAGGTGTTTTGTCCATATTTTTTTAATTCTGATATTCTACTTCTACCCATCCCCGCAAAATATAATGTTGCGTCTGAATCATTATCAGTTATATCAAGATCATTGATATAATTTTGATTAGTTGTGATTGATTTGTAAGGAATTGTAAAAGGACCAAAAGTTCCGTTCGGATTACTCACAGAAACATTTTTGGGTACTGTAATCTTTTTTGTTGTTTTTTTATTTGTCCACACGTTATTTAATGAAATTGAGACATTATAAGTCCCAACAGCACTAAAGGTGTGTTGTAAAAATGCGAGGTTGTTACCTGTACCAACATTAATTGTATCGGTATTACCATCACCCCAATCAACATCAAACGTTTCGTTTACTATTATCTTTAGACTGTCTCGATCAATCGAGTTATATAACCTAACAGTATTCCCTGTTGTTATTTGATAATTGAAGTTACATAATAATTCAACCTGTTGGATGTCACCATCAAAACCGACCATTCCACCCATTTCATCTGCCATAGATTCTAAATAAACAGGAAGGTCATAAGTATCATATGCTTGTTCTCTTGTAATTGTACTCCATGACGTTCCACCCCATTTGTAATATCCTTCACTAAGACTTCCTGAATTGTAAACAACTTCGTTTACTTCAGGACCAATATAAACCCCGTTGGATCCTGACCATGGAATGACATTATCATTTGGGTCATACCATGTTTGATCAGTTAATGATGTTAACGATCCTGTCTGTATTGATTTTAATCTTAATGTATATCGATTGTTTTCCATAATTAAGGTGTTGTGTCTTTCATTTCGTAAAAATTAATTGGTGATGCTGACGTACCAATTCGAGTTCCCGCGACGTTGTTTACATTATCATATTCAGATATCATGTAGTTATATGTCGGAGCATTACTCTTGTCCATCTCAACTATATAATATAAATCTTCCTCTTCTACGGGTATTGAAAGATCACTGATCGCATTATTTGTGAATTGTGAACGTTCTCCGTTAAATGCATTATGAAATTTAGCCGTCATATAAAACGTACCACCCGTTAAAAGTGTCTCCTCAAGTACGGTGTCATCTTCAAACCAAAAGAGATACATATTTTCTTTATTCTTAAATGGTGACCCATTAAAGACAGGAACTTTTATTTCTTGACCTGAAGAAAGTGTGACCTCTTCTCCAACCATTGGATTCAACATTTTAGAAAAAACCAATCTTCTATTTTGTCTATTAGGTGGATCATTGTCAGGTGTTTTATAGAATTCTAACTTAAAGAAACTATTTTTTAAATCTATCACGTTTTGATCTGTCTGTTCAACACCCACGATATTATAATCTAACCCAAG